TTGGCGAAGTTGCCTACACCGCATCCTGCTACTACAACCGAGACTTCGGTATGGCGGTGGCAGCATGAGGTCGGCGATCTTGGACGGTATTGGCTACGCGATCTTCATCGCGTGCATCTACATCGTGCTAGTAGTGGGAGGGTCACTGTGAAAGTCAATCGTAAGAACACGCCCAAGATGGTTGTGCGGCCGTACTTCACATCGGAGTACCACCGCCTAGAGCGACGAGAGCGAACGCGAGAGCGCGCAAAGTTTACCGTCGCATTGATGCTGGCGTGGATCATCGCGGTAGTGATCTGGGAGGTGGTCAAGTGAGCAAGCGCTACGAGTTTGTATCTGCGCCACAGCGCAGCCCTGAATGGTTTGAGATGCGGAAGGGCGGCATCACCGCCACCGGTATCACCGCCATCAACGGCACTTCGCCGTACAAGACCGCATACCGACTCTGGGCAGAGCTGACTGGTCAGGTCGGTGAGCAGGAAGTCGGAGCAGCAGCCCAGCGTGGGCAGTTGCTAGAGCAGGCAGTAGCCGATTACTACACCGCCGAGACTGGCAAGAAGCTACGAAAGAGCAACGGAATCGTGCGGTTGAAAGAGCACAGTTGGGCGATGGCATCGTTGGACCGCACCATCGTGGGCGACACCGACGGTCTCGTAGAGATCAAGACCTCAACGAGCAACCGCTGGCAGTTGTACCCAGTGCCACCTGAGTATGTGGATCAGGTGCAGTGGCAGATGTTCATCACTGGCGCGTCGTACTGCGATGTCGCCGTGCTGCTCTCTGGGCTGGTCTTCCGCATTGAGCGAGTAGAGGCTGATCCGATCTACCAGACACTGCTGTTCGATAAGGCCGTGGCGTTCCTGGACTTGGTCAAGACCAAGACTCCACCGCCGCTGACCGGCAACGACAGCGACACACTCGCAGAGGTCAAGCCGCAGAGCAGCAACACTTACGCCAAGGCAGATCCGCAACTCGATCACATCGCGCGCCTCTACATCGAAGCCAAGGCAGAGGCAGAGGCTGCTGACGCTGCACTCAAGGAGATGGCAATCGCCATCAAGGAAGCCATTGGTGAGGGCGAAGGCGTGAAGGGTCACGGCTGGCTTGCCACCTGGAAGCAGAACAAGAGCAGCGTGAAGGTGGACTGGGAGAGCATCGCGGATGTCCTCCGCACTGTTGCGCCAGACACCTACGGAGAAGCCATCAAGCGGTTCACCGCAGAGAAGCCAGGTGCTCGCGTGTTCCGCGTTCACGGCAAGGATGGTGACGCGTGATTGAGGTAGCGATCACACCTGCGCTGATCGTCCGCGCTGAGGAGATGTTCCTAGAAGCGCAGTCCAGCAATGGCTTGCGATTCCGGAAGGAGAAGGCGACAGGCAACACGACTTGGACTGGCGTGCTAGGTCAGGCCGTCTTTGAGCAGGTGCTCCGAGATTGCAAGATGCCCTACCTGCCAGTCAATCGCACGACGCACGACTACGAGGTGTGCGGTCTCAAGGTCGATGTCAAGACCAAGGCGTGGAGCCGACCGGCAGGTGACGATGTCGAGGTGAGCGTCTTTGACTACATCCGAGACCACCAAGCGGTGGATTATTACGCATTCGTTCACTTGCAGCTCGCGTTCGGTGAGGATCGGAATGGCGCACCCAGCGCTACACGATTCCAGCGCGCGTGGCTGCTCGGAGTGATGGATAAGAGCCAGTATCTGTATCTGGCAACCGAAGTGAAGGAGGGAACCGTATTCGAGAGCGGACACATTGCCAAGGCAAGTTCACTGAATCTGGTAGCCGCAAAGTTGCTACCTGTAGAGACCATTGGAGGACCAGAGAATGAGTGATCGGATCACTCCATTAGCATTGCATCTCTGCACCGTTGATCAATGTCCGCATTTTATCCAGGCTAAAGGCTTATGCCATACGCATTACGCAGCTGCAAAAAGACTAGATAAGCAGGGTACTCAAGTCATCAAGAAGGCTGTGAATCGTGGGCCGTGCAGGGTATCTGACTGCGGCAAGCCAGCCAGAGCTCGTGGGCTTTGTCGCAAGCATTATGAGGATGATTGCAAGACAACTCCTGCCGTCAAGCGCATTGGAAAACGAGTATTGAATCGCGGCAAATTTTGCACGCGCCCTCAATGCGATCGTCCGGCGAAATCAAAAACCCTATGCGTTATGCATTACACGCGCACCCTTCGCGGTATGTCAATTGATGCTCCTGCTAGGCAGAGGAACCTTGGCAAAGGTTGCTCAGTGACAACCTGTGCATTCCCAGCAACGGTGAAGGGGATGTGTCGTCGGCACTTCCAAAGGCTGAGAAGCTCTGTATCGATCAATGCACCGTGGCGAAGCGCCTACAAAACAGATGCGGTATGCAAAATCCTTGGATGTGCCACAAAGCCATCTGACAATGGCTACTGCAAGAGCCACGCGCAAACCTTCCGCAAATACGGAGAAGCGGCCTTCAGCCACCTTGATAGATTTATCGAGTTTGGCTGTGATATTTGCGGAAGCAAGACAATCTTGAGTGACAAAGGTCATCTTCTATGGCGGATTGATCACGATCACTCTTGCTGTGAGGGGAAAAACACCTGCGGCGATTGTATTAGAGGCGTGCTTTGTCATTCTTGCAATGCAGGTATTGGGCTTCTGAAAGATTCTGTCTATGTTATGACACGAGCGATTTCATACCTCACAAGAGGTACGGTCGGAAAGCAAAGGAGGGAAGCGTGAGTAAGCAAATCGCAGCGGCACTGGCCGCACCGTTCACCGGCACAGACCTAAAGCAGCGCCCAGGGCGCGGTGGCATGACCTTCACCTACGCCGATGCGCGAGCCGTAGCTCAGCGCCTTGACGATGTGCTCGGTCTGGCTGGCTGGCAGTTTGAGGTCAAGGTGGCAGACGCGCAGCGTGCCGTCGTACACGGCACCTTGGTCGCCGTGATCGATGGGGTCACCACCGTCCGACAGGACTTTGGCTACCCAAACAGCGCACAGGATGACGAGCCATACAAGTCAGCCGCAAGCGACGCTCTGCGCCGCTGCGCTGCACAGATCGGTGTGGGGCGGTCTCTTTATGCGTCAGGCACAGGAGCGAGCCTCTCCGTGGCTCCTAGGGCGGTCTCCGTTGATTCTGTGAGCCAGTCTCAGCCTTCAGTCCTGAGCACGGATGTCGCTGTTGCGGCCGCCATGCTCTTCGCGGAGGGCGAGTGCCCTGACCACCGCACCGCGTGGTCGTTCAAGCCGGCAGGTGTCAGCAAGGCAGGCAAGCCGTACAACGCGTTCTACGCGTGCAGCGGCAAGTCGAACGGCACCTTCTGCCAGCGCAAGCCAAGCATCGCCTGGGTCAACGCTCAGACCGCACCAACAGGTGAGCCTGAGCGCACCGAGACGAGCATTGAGGATCTGCCGTTCTGATCTGAGCGGCATCAACTACGGCTGGGAGAGACTGGCGACCTCCACCTCTCCCAGCCACTAACACAGACGGAGGACTAGATGGTTTGGTTCAAGTGGGTAGCAAACGCACATCGAGATGCGGAGATCTCGGCGCTGACTGACACGCAGTTTCGCGCGTTCATTACGATCATTGGTGAGGTCAAGCTGCTCCGCTCCGGCGGAGTCTTCAAGAACCGACAGCACCTCAAGACGGTCATCGGCGCACGCCTGTTTAGGGGTGTGGAAGGATTGTTGAAAAGTGGTCTCCTGACAGAATCTGGAGACGGTGTCATTGCCGTGTCGAACTACTCTCGCTATCAAGTCGACCCAACCTCGACCGCTCGTGGACAAAAGTGGCGAGATCAAAACAGGGGTGGGTCAACGCACAGAGAAGGAGAAGGAGAGAGACCTGAGAATAGAACCCCTATATCCCCTAGACGCTCTGGCTCTGGACGGCTCACGCCGCTAGGCGAGATTCTCGGAGGCAAGCGCTAAATGCGCGTCAGGTCAGAGAACCCTAGTGCTCGTGCTCTGGCATTGAGGAAGATCAGAGAGAACGAGACTCCTGAAGAGCGAGCACATCGAGTGCTCAAGTACACGCTCTACAACCATCGGATGACGATGGAGCAGTACATGGCCTTACGGCTGGCGCAGTTAGACCGGTGCGGTGCGTGCAGGGAGCCACTCCGCTTCGGTGAGCCAAGAGCAGTGACGGTCGATCACGACCCACGCTGCTGCCAGTACGAAGGTCTGGGTACCAAGAGGACAAAGGGTCAGCCGATCTCGTGCGGCAAGTGCGTCAGG